TGTTTGATTTGTTCGTAAGCGGCTTCCATGCGGGAGACAAACTCACTCGGTGCCGCTGGCCATTGACGGACGAGGTGGAGAACCGTGGCGCACGCATGGAGCGGCACAAGCACGTCGTCGGTGAGGACGTCCTCGTCGAGGATGCCTCGCGCCGCGAGCGCCGGCACGACGACCATGCGCCACGACGCTTGGATAGCCTCCTCGAGGGTGAGGTCTGACGACGACGCTACTTGCCGGACGACCGGATAGGACTGCGTCAGCTCCGTCGGCGTCAACGCCACCGACGTGATGCGGCGGACAACGCGGAACGGCTCGTCCCATTCGCGCACGACGCCATCGACGGTGGCGCGGAAGAGCGCATAGCCAGCGCCGGGCTCCGAGGTCTGGATCGCGTCGAGCGCCACAGACACCGCAAAACCGCGCACACTCGACGCGTTGCCGAGGTCGCAGGGTAGGGGCTCAGCGAGCCACAGCGTGGCTAGGGTGCCGCCACGGGCCGCGACAACCACTACGGGCCGAGCGCTGGCCGAGTCGGTGACCAGATACCGTCGGCCAGCCACGATTGCGACCGACGCTGCGAGCGGGATTCTGTCGTCGCCCTCGCTACAAGCCCCCTGCGTCGTCGTCGACAGAGAGTCAATCGTTGCCGCGACGTAGACACCGTCGGCGTCGGGGTACTGCGACGAGATTCGCCTTGCCGTGGCGACGGAGGGCACGCCAGTTGAGATTCCGACGTCGTCGGAGAGCCGAGGATAGCTCAGGATCGACTCAGTTGACCCGACCAGGACGCGCTGCATGGACTGCACTCTAATGCAGTTGACAGCGGAACGCCAGTGGGTGCAGACCCGTCACCCGAAGATTTTGGCCTTGGCCAACAGCCGGTAAAGCTCAGCCTCTTGCTCTTTGGTGAGGCCCATGAAGGGCCTTGCCGGCATCCCGATGCCGTGATGAATCCAATAGCCCAAGACGTTATGCGGCGGGCCGCGCTTGCCGGTTTTGCGCATTTTTTTGTTCTTCGGGACGACTTGCGCCGACGTGCCGTTGTCGGGTGCGATCGTCACCTGGACGTAGTCGGCCGCGGTGACAGTGTCTCGCACCTTGAGGCTGTTGAGCAGGCCACCGGTGAGACGGAGGTCGACTTTCTCGTCTTCGCCCATCGCCCGCAGCGTCCTACGGTAGCTGTCACTGTATGGCGCGAACGCGTTCCCCGTCGTCGACTTGCCTTGAGCTGTGCGCAACAGAATCGCGCCAGGAACGAACGCGCTGATCACCTTTGCCGCTTTCGCGGCGTCAAACTTCACGGGTGTCCCGCTGCGCTTGGTCGTGATGCCCATGCGTCACCTCATGATGGCCATCGTCTCGACGTCGATGATCAGCTTCGACCCGTCGGGGCGATAAATATCTATCCCCTCTCGAACCGCCGTCTCCACCGTCGTCGGTGCCCAGCTATGTCGGCAGTTGTAGCCGCCGCAGTAATCCTCGACGGGAAGGCCTTGTCCGTTGTCAAGGCGCGCGGGATCGGTGACGGCCTTGCCGACCCAGGCCTTGCAGAAATCGCGGTTCTTGTCGTCGCGGGGGCCGACGTAGACGTAGATGAGGTCAAGCTCCGCCTCGACCTCACGAGCGGCGCTGACAACGGCGCGTCGACCGACGGCCATGATGGCAGAATCGACCGCCGCGCTTGCCCGAAGGTACGTCGTCGCAAGCCGCTGGCGTACTGCCTCGACGACGTCGGCGAGGCTACCGCCGCTTGCGATTCCGCGCGCGACTGCCTCTCGCATCTCTGGGATTGCCGCGCGAAATGTCTTGACGACGTCGCCGGTCTGGCCACTCACGATCTGGTCAAGCTCTTTGCGCGCGTCGAGAGGTAGCGTCTCAGGCGGCGCGCCGAGAACAGCAGAGACAGCCTCGATCGCGCGTTGGCCGACGACGCTCGTGAGCCGCTCGCCCTCTTGCTCGAGGCGGCTCCGTACTTGCGCCAGTACAGCGGCGGATGTCTGTGCTTGCCGACGCACGAGCGAATCCTCGCCTGGGAGTGTGTCAAGCGAGAGAAGGATACGCAGAAGATCGCGCTCAAGAGCAGCCTCCAATCGCCGCAAGTCTTCCACTGCGGCATCGGCGATGACCCCGGCGGCGGCGGCACCGCTCATGTCTCGGTCTCAGTCGTCTCCCGTGGCGACGTAAACGGCGACCCTGCCAGCGCGCCGGGCAGGCTCGCAATCGTGGTCCGCGTCTGGCCAAGGTAGGCCTCGGCTTCTGCACGGTCGGCTGAGAGACCGAGCATCACGCGAGCGTCGGCGTCGTCGATGATCCCCGCCGCTTTGAGAGCCAGCACGCGATCGGTCTTCTCGGTATCCGCCTCGTAGGCCTTGCTCTTGGACAGCTTGCATCGTGCGTCGACGTCGCCGAAGTCGGCAGGTGCGTCAGGGTCGAAAAGTTGCAGCACGTCGACGACGATCGGCAACAATTGGCGCTCTTCGAAGTCGACGAACACCGGCCTCATCTCGGCGATGCGTTGGTCATGCGGCGCATTGGCGATCATGCGAGACACGCCCGATTGTGCCGCGCCGGGCTCGACGGCATAGGCGTCGGGTGAGTTGCCGCGGCTGACGCCCAGCTCTTGCAGGTCTCGCGTTGCGCTGGCCTCGATGGCCACATGATCCGCGCCGGCAGTCTGAGCCTGGAGCGTCTCACCGGAGCCGATCTGGAGCACGACCCCAGGACCGCCGACGAGCTCCGACGTTTCCCTCACGGTGCCCGAGTAGACCCACGTCGCGTGGGCCTGCATGTCGATCACGTGTTGGCGATTGGAGCGCGCCACGTTGAGCGCGTCGACGTTGACCGACACATCCCTATCCGGGTCGGGCCAAAGCCCGCTGGAAGCCGTCTCAGTTCGCAGAAAGGCCACTGGCAAGCGCCCCTCGTAGACCTCCGACGCCGTCGCCACTTTGCCATCCTCGCTCACACGTCGATGTGACCATGGCCCAAACGACACGATCGCGCCGAGTTCGTCCTCGACGACGGGCCTCGACCAACACCACCAAAGAGGCGACGTGCTGCCCGTTGTCGAGGCTTGCCGCAAGCCGACGAATAACACTGCATCGGGGCTATCAGGTGCCGACGGGTGCACGATCGTGACGACGTCGTGGCCCCAGTAGAGATGCGCCACGGCATGGCCCTCGTCTTCTGAGCCGACGCGTTGCCATCCGCACACGATGGCCACGGCTCGAGCTCCGGCTGCACATCGGCGCTCGGCTTCTGGCATGAGCACGTCAAGGCCCATCGTCCGCGCTGCCTCTGCAAACTCATGGGCCCTCACGTCGTCGACGTCGAGGGGCTCACCCGATTCGTTTTCGAGGTACCGTTGCGCGGGCTCAGCGTAGACGCCAGAGTCCTGCCGCGCGAAAAACCGTAACCAGTTGACCGGGTCCGGGCGCAATGATTGATGCGTCTTTGGGTACGCCGCCTTCAGCGCGTCTCTGACGACGCCAATCTGATCGCCGCTGTAGCGCACCGCGATCCCTTTGACGATGCGGTCGTAGTCCGCCGCTCGCTGGCGACGCCCGGCATCGAGCAGCGCCGTGAGTTGGTCCGGTGTCCAGGCCCCCGCCTGGTCTCGGATCTGGGTGACGATTGCGTCAGATGCGGAGTTGACAGTGAGCATGGATACAGACTACGCCACCGGCCCCCACTCGTCTACGACCGGCGCATACGTCGACGCAGTCTGCGCCCTACGGTGCACAGGGAATAGTCGGTGGCACACGTACCCGAGCGCATCGAGGATATGCGAGACGTCGAGGTTGCCCGTCTTTTTTTCTGGCTCGCCATTGGCGTCGAGGGCTTGCGTCTCGAGCGCACGCGCCAACGTCGGGCATGCCTCGACGTCGACGGAGAGACGACGGTCCCTGAACAGCACGTTGACGGTGTTGACGCGCTCCATGATCGGCGGGTTTCTCGTCGGCGGGTCGGGCCTGAAACCGGCCTGCAAAAGCAGGTGGACGTCGGACAGCGTCGACGTCGTGTGAAGACTTTGTCCGCTGGCGTCAGGGTATGCACGGATCCTCATCGCGTGCACGTCCTCTCGCGAACGACCGAGCCGACGCATGATCGCCTGAGCCGTCCTCTCGGCATGCTCGTCCGTCGTCGTGCCGCCCTGTTTGATTACTTCGCCCACGACGTGGATGCGTCGGTTGACGTCGTCGACTTCGCAGATCACCCATTGCATATTCCTGACGTTGAAGTCGCAGCCGATGACGAGGCGACCCGATTTCACGACGGGAGCGCCGTTGATGCGGCGATCGAAGCGGGAGTAGACGCGGCCTTCTCCACCGACGAAGTAGCCACCTCGC